GCATAGTAGCAAATCCAGCAACCTTACCAGTTCTTTCATTGTCAAAACCAGCACCAAGTATTTTTGTAGTAGCACCTAATGTATAATTCCAAAACTGAAATGGTAATGCCATCAAACCATTTTCAATTCTTGTTACTTCGTATCCTATTGTACTTGATCTTTTGTCTACTTTAAAACCTAAGGCTTTTAATGCTGGGTTCATTCTTGCATATACAACACCATCAATGATAGTTGGTTTATCTGCTGGTGTAGCATTAATAATAGTATTTCTTGTCATAGTAGCTAATGCACCACGAAACTTTCTTACTAATTGTTGATTACCCCAGTTTTCTGTATTTGCAAGGAATAGTCTGCCAGTGTCACTTGTTTGTATTGTGCCGTCGTCGACGAGTTGTTTTATTTTTCGTGCATCTCTTATTGTTATTCCATATCTTGCAAGCAGTTCGATTCCTTCCTGATCTATTGTTCCAGCAACAAGTCTTAATGAACGATCAACTAATGAATGTTGACCAAGAATACCAGCCATTTGTTTTGTAATCTGTGTAATAGGTGCTAATAAATTAGCTGTATAGAAAACTCTTTTGCCTTTTTCATTTAATTTACTTAATCCTTTAGTAAAAGGTGATCTCAAAAAATCTTCATACATTCTATTCTGTGCTACACCAAGTATCATATCTAATGCTTCACCAGCAATCTGTACTTCTTTTGCACTTAAACCTAATGCTTTCAAATCAGTAAGACCTTTTAATGTACCACCTAGTTGACCAAGACCTAACGCACCCTGTTTACTTGCGTGTTGCATAATAATCATTCCTAGTTCTGGCAACGACGACAAACCAGCACGACCAAGAAAAGCATATGCTGTCCAATCAGTTAATGCTCTTGATATTCTTCTATTCAAAGCATCAGGTCTTTGTATTGGAGTTCCTACAACACGATCATACATTTGATATAAGTCTTGTTTAGCTTGTGAAATAGTTTGTGCATTATTACCATGACGAATCATAGCAAGTTCTTCCATATCAACTAGATCATCCATTGACTTACCTTTGAATGTATTTGCAAATTCAATCTTAGAACCAGTTCTCATCATGTAATACATTGCAGTATCCAATGGATTTATTTCAATAAAATCTAATAACAAATGATTTGGTATATCTAATTCTCTATGTCTAAGATGTTTAGATAAACCATATCCCATAAAATCATCTTCAAGATTTTGTTTATTTAGAATCCTATCAACTGTTTTATTTACTGATCTTTCAATATCAGAAGCTGTTGCATTTGGATTCAATGGATTAGCTGTGTACCAATCTCTTAATATTGTTTTAAAACCATCCATATCATTAGCTATTGCATCAATATTAAAGTATCTTGGATAGTAAACACCACGATATTGTGGATTATAACCACTAGCTAGTAAATCTTCTGAGTCTTTTAATTTACCTTTTTGTTTACCAAGTATTTCTCTTAGCTTAACTTTTGCTCTTGGATTTTTTTCTGTTTTTATTTGATTGTTTATGTCGTCGATTGTTGCTTTTAAATTATTAATTTGCCTGGTGATAGAATCTTTTGTAGCAAGTAATCCATTATCAAGCATATCATTTCCATATTTTGTATAGAATAAATCCATTTCATTTATAAACTCTTCTTCAAATCTTGATAGTCTTGCTCTGTTTGGTTGTGCTTCTCTTAATATTCTTTCTCTTGCTAGTCTTTCAGCAAACTCACGAAAACCAGCACTTCCCATTCCTATTGGCTGATTTGTTTGATTCATAAAATTATGATAGATACCATTTAATTTACGAGAGTGAGCATAGTAATCACCCATATATGTAACTGATCTCATAAATACAGATGATATACCTTGACCAGCTTTATTTAACATCTGACTTAATCCACCATCAGCACCAATTTGTGTCATAAACTTTTTTGTTGATGTAGGTAAATCAGCTTGTAATACTCTTTTAAAAGGAGTGCTTACTAATTTAAAAAAAGGTGAATTAACAAACCAATTATTTGTATAATCAAAACTGCCAGTAGGGTTTACATCTAAACTATTTTGTACTTCTGTCTGTTCACTTACAAATCTCTGTGAAGCACGACCAGAGAAAGCACCAGTGATACCACCTAATGTTCCAACCAATGCCGTCGACCCAACAATATTAATGCCACTTTCTGTCAGGGTAGCATCAGGTTCAAAAGGCGCTCGTATTAATTCTGTACCAGCACCAATAAAAAAACCTGACTTTGCACCTGATAATGCTCTTGCAGTAATACCAATACCTTTAAATGGTAATGACAAAAGATTTACTGGATCAAGAATACCAGCAGTAATCATTGAACCCCAACCACTTCTGCTTAATATTTCTCTGTTCTCACGCATCTTAGAGGTATGCGTTCTAAGATAGTTTAAATGATCTAATGATCTTGCTTCAGCAAGAAAACTTACTTGATTTCTGTCATCTAAATCTTCAGTAGTTAAATGATCTAAAACATTAAAATCTTCATCTTCTTCAAAAGAACTGCCATATAATGCACCCATTATTGGTCTATATTGATAGCCATATGTAGCCATCATTCCATCCCAAAATGATGGGTCTTGTTCACCCATTGACATACTATCGTATGCTATTAATGGTCTACCAATATCTACCATTAAAAACCATATCCAAATTCTTGTGCTTTACTCAAATCAACATTAAACTGTTCATCAAGTGACATACTACCAATAGTGTTATTATCTAAGAATTGATACTCTTGTAATTTTTTATTTCTTTGAACAATCATACCAGCAAACTCTAAATTCTTTTTAATCATATCTTCATACTGTTTGCTCATTGCACCAGCAAATTCCATAAGTTCAATAGATACTAGTTGATTATCAACAACAACTGGATCTAATGATCCTTCTTCTCCTGTTGCAATATAATATCTTACATTTGAATTTGCTGAATTAGGATCAACAATAACAAATACATTTTCACCTAATACTGGATTTTGTATTCCTGAAAGCTGCTTAACTTTATTTTCAAATGTTTGTAATGCTTCACCAGAAAATACAAGTTCAGGTGCAAACCTTGTTCTCTTAACAGTACCACCAGAGTTCATATCAACAGCATAACTAGATTCAACCCAAGTTCTATTTACAGTATCAGACATAATATTTATAGCATCTTTTACTGATGATGTTGCCATTGCTAAAAACATTGTTTCATCAATAACTTCATCTACTATTGATGAATCTTTTATATTAGAAAATAATTCTCCTTTAATAATATTTTTGATTGTACCAATACTATCAATGTATTTATCACTTTTTTTTCCAAGTTCTATATTTACATTTTCTTTTAAGCGAGCAAATCTTACATCTTCAGGCTGATTAATAAAATCAACAGCTTTTCTTATACCCTCTATTGTACTATTGAAAGTAAGCATACTATTCAATGCACGCATCTTTGCTGAAACACTATCACTCATACCCATGCCTTGAGTTAAATCTCTATGCAAACCTGTCGTCGACATATTTCTTGCCATGTTTTGATATATCTCAAGAACAGCAAAAGATTCTTCTGCATCTAAAGTTCCATCAACCAGTGCTTGAAATTTATCTTCCATTACCTTTGGTATTTTTCTTTGTTCAGCAAGTATTCTATAAAAGTTAATACTATTTGGATTTTTTGAATCAGCTAATAAAAGCATTTGATCTTTTGTTGGTGGTATAATTAAACCAGTTTTTGTTGTTTGTAATTCTACACCTGATTTACCAAATACATATTGTGAATAAACACCCATTTCTTTTTTACCAATATCTATTCTTATTCCTTGATCTAATGCTGATGTAAGATTTCTTGCTATATTTACTTGTTTTAGTGTTTCTTCATATTGTGCTTGGTTTACTTTAACAGAATTGATTACTCTTTTAATTGTTGGATTATCTAATATGTGAGGATTATTACCAAGCAATGATTTAATACGATCAAATGATGCACCTCTTGAGATCATAATTTCTGTATCAGGTAGGTCATCTAATTGTTGTTTACCAAAACTATCAGCTACCATTATTATTTCTTCAGAAGAAAGGTTATTTAATGCGATACCAATTCTTTGTTCCATTACTCGTCTACGCAGTTCTACTATCTTTTGGTCTGCTCCTCCTCCAGTTATCACACCTTCCAAAATCAGATCGTTGTACTGTTTCTCTATTTCTTCCATCAGCCTTGCACCAGTTCCATCCTGACCATTTGCAAAAGCATTAATAGCCTGGTTAGCAAGTGTTTGTGCTGTTTGACTTACATTTAATATTGTTTGTTCATCTTCAATCTTTTTTGTATTTGCTAATACTGTATTGTTACCTATGGCTATTTTAGCTGTTGCATAATCAGTAAGAATACCTTTAACTGCTGGATCAGCATTGTCTATTAAACCAGCAGTAGCTATTGAAGCATCAGTATTATATTGGTCTGTATCTGTTGGATTATTTCTTAGTGCATCTCCTATTTTAGTATCTATTAAACTTCTCATATTTGTTTCATATCTACGAAGCATTGTTTCTTCAAATGCTTTTGTACCTATTGTTCCCATAGACAAAGGTGCTTTTGTTATCTGCATATTTTCATCAAAGACGTCGACAGATAATGCTTGTCTTGTTCCAGCTTCTTTTGCTTCATCAACTGCTTTTTTATAAAACTCACCTGATAAAGCTGATGATATTCTTGATATTGTTTCCCAAGTTTCTGACTCTGCTGTTCTTTCTTGTGAACGTACAACACCTACTGGTTTGTTGAATACTTGGTTTTTAAATCTTTCTATCTTTACCATCAATCTTCTCCAACTTTGACTTTATCATATCTCATTATTCCCTCTGTACCAGCACCAACAAGATTTAATAATCCTTGTCGTCGTAAAGATTTGGCTCTGTCAGTTGCACTTGACACAGCTTCAAACTTTTGGAGATCATAATTTTTTGTTACATTTTTACCTTGAATAGCCATTCTTTCTAAATCAGTTTGCAGTGTAGCAAAGTTATTTTTTTCAAATGCTCTAAATGATGGATCACTTGCATCTCTTCCCATAATACCTCTCATAGCAATATTAGATGCCATTGATTGGGAAAAGCTTTGAAGTAATGCAGTTGTTTCTTGTTCAGCAGTAAGTTGTGCTACTTGTTTTTGTTGTTCTATTCTTTCAGCAGTTCTTTGACCAGCTCTTAGTGCTTCCTTTGCACCAGCCCTTGCTGACATCATTCCACTTACACCTGATGCTACTGTTGTAAATAATAATAATTGTGGTGACGGAACACACATTAAAAGGCTACCTCCACTATCATTCCATTAAGTTGTAAAGAAACTGGTGCAGTTTGAGTTATCAAAACTCTTGGGTCTGTACTATATCCCAACATTCTAAACTCTTTTTTACCAGTAAATTTTGATAAGCCTTGTGAAAAGTCATCTGTTGTACTTTGTAATATCAATGGTACTGCTGTACCACCACTACTAACAGATACAGATAATGTTTCCACCAGGTCTAAATTAACCCTTGTTATTTGTCTTGGTTCTGCCGTAAGAGGACCACCATCTACATTTGCATCTAATGGTAGAGTAGTTAATACACCAGTATAACCAAAACCAATTTCTGCTGAACTTGTTGTACTAACAGCAGATACATCTATTTGATTTGAACCTTGAGTAAAGTTACCAAGATAATCATTACCAGATACGACGTCGACCTTTGCATTGTTTTCAAAAATTGAATTTGTTGTGAACACTCCATTACTTCCTGAGAAGTCATCACTGCAATCTAAAGTAGCTGTATCCAAGAACTCTTCAAGCATAAACCTTACAGTACCACCACCTAAATCTCTTTTAGCAATACAAAACAATCGTTCATCAATAGTACACATACTGTGAAATCCACCAGTAGTGCCAGTATCAGAGGTTGTCCACAATGTCCACCCAGCCTTTTGTTCATTACGAATTGAATGAAACACTGCGATTGTGCCATCACTATTAACAAAAAAAGCATAACTTTCAGGTCTTGCCAAAGCACCACGCATAGCTGTCATTTGCGTTGGATCAATCACAAGATGTGAACTTAATAGTGAAATAGGTGTTGATACATACGCACTTTCCTCGTCACTAAATACAAACTCTCTTACTGTTTTGCCACCTCTCTGAACATATACTGTAGCACCATCAAATGGTGTAGGTCTTACACTTGCACTACCAAAAGGTGTTTGTCGTCGTATCTGTGCATTAGTTGGTGTCAATGCACTGCTTGAAAATGATGGTATAAAAAATTCAGAAGTGCTTGTGAACACTTGCAAATCTCGTGAACTTGTTAAATGTTTGATAGAGTTAAACTCACCAGCACTTATTGCAAACTGTATGCTCTCATTTGATTGTGCTGTACCAACATCAAAGTTAAAAAACTCTGAAGTTTTCGACGACCATATTCCATCAGGTTGACTTGTTGTACCAGCAAACCAAAGTCTATCTTCATGGAATGTAACAGCACTTGGAAAACCTCTGAGTGTAGAATATGATTGTTCATCAAAATCTGTGTCTGCTGATGTTCCTGATAATGTTTTACGAACAGTTGCACTTACTTGAGTTGCACTTGTAAAACCACTTACAAGACATTCATTACCTTTGTATCTTATAATTGTTCCTACATGACCACTTTCAAAATAGTTTGCAGAAGTTGTTAATGTAATACTACCACTTGTACCACTTGGAGTAAGAGTTACACCACTTTCTTGAAATGCAAAATATGGTTGGAATCTTTCATCATTAGCTGTTGTTTCATCAAATGCAAACTTTCTTACCTCGAATGTTGTAAGTCCAGTTCTTACTATTCTCATTTGTATATGAGAACTATGAGCAACAAACATATTATCAGCAGACTGTGCTATAGTTTGATGTTCTATTGTATCGACAGTCCACGGCAATGTTGCACTATCTGTATCTGTTGTTAATGCTTGGATATGAGATATTGCACCAGTTGATGCAACTATACGAAAGAAGTCACATCTGCCAGCACTAAATGCTACAATATATCTTTCGTCGTCAGAAAATAAAAATGGTTCTATCTTTACTTGTAATCTTTTTGAATTGTCTACTGTGATAGTAGTAAACTTATGAATAAACTCTGTGCCTGGTCTACGTTTAACTCCACCCTCTGCCATAAGAAAAAAGTTTCTACACTTCTCTGCTGATTGAACATAAACATTCAAATCAGTTCTTGATGTCATTGATGGTGAAACTTCACCTCTTTCAAAGTTATTGAGAGGTACACGAATACGAGCCATTAGACATTACTCGATAGTGTACCAGTTGTCCTTCTTGATGTAACAAAACGATTAGTAGAAAGTCTAAGAGTTGTCTGCTGTTGGCTATCAAGTGTTCTTGCTTTCTGCATAAAGAACCTTGCTTTCTCAAACATATTGTTAGACATACTATCATTTCTTGCTAGTGCTAATGCAAAGTGTCCAGCCAGTTCATAGACGACAGCTTGTACAAAGTATGCTGGGAACTTAGCTTCTAATTGTCTAAAGTTATAATCTATGACGACGACATCATTAACACTTGCATCATTGAAGATAAAGTTACCATAAATCTGATAGTCAATATTTCTATCATTTACTGTAACAGCATTTATCATTAATGAGTCAGAAGGTATTTGGTAAGCTGAATTATATCTACCAGTTGGTTCATCTGATAGTCTGTTACCTATTGCTTGGTTTACTGCAAATCTCCATCTTGTATTTACAAGACTAGCTTGAATAGTATCTTCATAAAGATTAACAGCAACAAGTGCTTCATTCGTTCCATCTTCAAAAGATGTCATTGGTGAAGCTCCGATTAGAACCAACGCTCTATTACATACTCCAATAGGTGTGGTTGCTGACGTACTTGTTACTGCCATATTGGTATAGGGGGATTTCTCCCCCTACCACTTGAGGTTTAGTCTAATATCTCAACCTGAGACATTATTTTCTCTGTGTGGGCTTTCTTTAATTCTTCGAGTAATTCCAGATCTGTGGTCTTGAGATCCTCCATGATTGCTCTCGCCATTGCCTTATTACTCTTCCATAGGCTGATTGCGTGGCGGAATTTGGCCTT